GCGTCCGCATGGAATGCGAACTAAGCCATCCTCTATAACGCCATCCATAAGCTTTTTGTGCCATTTTTTTAAGCCAGAATAGATGTCAAAGTATGATTTGAAGTATTCCTGTATGTGAGCTGCTTCCCCAGCTCCCATGCCACCGTAGAGTGGCGCAAACGTGTAAGCTTTGGCAGCTTGGCGCATAGATTTAGTAACCTTATCCGCCGTACATTTATTAATAATCATTGCAGTCTGTGAGTGAATGTCTTTGCCACTGGTTACATCGTCTAAGATCTGCTTATCCCCAGACAGGATCCCGGCAACGCGAAATTCTAATTGTGAGTAATCAATCTCGCCTAGTAGTCCGCCTTCAAACCGACTAACCACCGCCTTACGCACTGGGAATTTACCGCCCTTGGGCTGGTTCTGGAAATTAGGCCTACTAGAGCTCAGCCGACCAGTAGCAGTGGTGGTCTGATTAAAGTTTGCATGGAGCAGACCGCTTGGCCGAGTATGATTAGCAATGCCTTTTACAAACGAATTGAGATAAGTATTAAGAGCGTTTAGCCGGGAGTATTTGGTCAGGAAGTTAATCGCTCGAGTGTTATTCTTACGCTCGGCTTGTACCAACAAACGCTGAATAGTCATTTTATCGCCCCGGAACCCGTTAGCCGTAGCATCAGCTGGGCCCTCCGGGATCAGCCCAAGACCCGCCTTTTTAGGGGTCGGTCTGTAGACCGCACCGGAGCCTTCGCACATCTTACACGCTGGCTGGCGCTTGTATGGATCCCCCTTTTTAGTGACTTTGTGCTGCTTGCCTGATCCAGAGCATAGGTCACAACGCTCTGCGATAGTCCTGTAAGCAGTTTGCATATTGCTTTTGACATGAAAGACCCACTCACTGTCGGACATCCGAGGCGGATATGTGGGACGGCCATCTGGGCCTAGACCAATGTTGAACGCCTTGATGAAAGCTTTCTTATTGTAGTCACTTTTGAACTCGTACCCATAGATTAACCGGGTCATATCCTGCCCAGAAGAGAGATTAGTGACTGTGTCCCCCATCACCTCGATGGTCTCTTTTTCTAGCTCATTTTTGATTTCTTCTCGCTCATTCTCAAATAAAACACGCACTTGCGAGAGCGAGTCCAGGTCGATACAAATACCGTTTCTTTCGATCTCAATAAGAAACCAAGTCATTTCGTTCATCAGCTCAAAGGTGGGCCACAGCCCACTGTTGTGCTCTTCTTTGAGGTCTGCAATTTGGGCTAGATATATTTCAGCGCAACTGATGACATCCGCCGCTGCATACTCCAAAACTATTTCTAAGGGCATCCGCTCAAAACCTACGCCCTGCGCGAACATCTCATCGATAAGCTCAGATTTTTTCCTAGTGACATCACGCCGCTCAGCTGTAGCTTTGAGGCTTTTGCTTTGCTGTATGCCCCGCGCAAAAATATACTCTCCTATCATTGTGCAATGCAGTTTTGCTGGAAGCACAAAGTCCATCTCAACCAACCAAGTCACATCAAATTTTGTATTGTGGCACACAACTAAATCAGCCCTCAGTAAATCATTTTGGAAAGGCTGTCGGCTATCTGGATGAGGCTGGTCATTGTGATACCAGACGCTGGTTTTAACAGGCCCGAGGGTTTTACCATCCTCAATCATAAGCCACGCAGCCATCACACAAGCATTCTCCTCATGCATGGCAGAGGGGTCCATGATTTCACCTAGCTGTGATACCGTGGTTTCTAAATCTAGCACACATACAATCATGCCTCATACCTCGCTATATCAGCATCGAGGCTGCAGACAACTTGTCCATGCCACCCGGTCAGCTTGTTCTTGGAAACAGTGAGTGTCCGCATAGGATCGAGCGGAGTGCCTGATTTAGAGATACCAATGATGAAGTCAGCTTCCGCTGCCTTACCAATCTTGGAGCCCTCCATGTGGGTGTAGTCGAGATAGCTTACATTTGTGGCTGAATTTGATGCTTGCGAGACGCCTATTAAAGCACAATCGTAGCGCTTTGCTGTCTCTCTCAATCTGCGATAGAGCTCTTTAAGGCGCTCATGTGAAGCAGCAAACGTACCGCCGATCTGAACCTTGTCTGCCTGATCCACCCAGACCACGGCAGGTTTCTCTTTTTTGATGTAGCGCTCGATCATGGTGAGATCCCAGTCTTGCGCTTGTCGGGCCTCAAAGAGGCCCCCGGTCTGTTCTAAAAAGGCAACCTCTGCAGCTCTCCTATCCGATTCAACTTTTTCTTTAGTCCAGCCTAAAGCACTTTGATACGCGCGTCTTACCGTCCGTTTCACAGCCTCTTCGTTTCCTAAAACTAAAACTTTATGGCCCTTATCAACAAATCCACCGGGGCCTACTGAAAGTGACACAACAAAGGAAGTCTTACCACATTCGGGCACCGCGAACACTATGCCGAACTCTTGTCGGCCCACACCGGGTAAATGTTTGGCCAAGGAACTTATATTGAAGGGGAAAGTACCGTTGATTAAATCATCATCAAATACGTCATCAACTAGCAACGATTGTTTAGGACCAAACTCGTCCTCGTAATATCCCTCTAGGCCAAGCTCGGCTAAATCCAATACCTCAGACAATGCGCTAGAATTGCCTTCGGCAATCTCAAGCCCTTTGTTTGCAATCTTCTTACCCAAATCTCGCATGTGCAACAGCTTGATAGTATCAGCTACCATTGCTGGATTGAGCTCATCAGCGTAGCTGATTGAGCGGATCAAGTTCTCGGCTTCTTCAGTAAAAGCTCGAGTGGCAACTGGGTGCTGCACTTTCCACAACATGATCAGTTCAGCTGTGGTTATATTTGTTTCGTATTTCTCATGCGCTTTTTTCAGTATGCGATAGAGCGTTTTCAGTTCATCTCCGAAAAGAGATTCGTTGAGCTTACTTGCGTTCTCCATGTAAAATTCATGGTTACACAAGCTCCTTACAATCGATAAATCCAAGCTTTTACCCCTACAGTGTGAGCTACTAAGGTAGCTTTCTTAACACAGTGAGGCTGAATCAAAAAGCCCCCGCTGGAGTGCGAGGGCTTTTTATTTTAGTTGTTAGCTTATTTAGGAGGTGCGGATCTTGAGCTTCCGCAAGTCAGGACGTTGATCCCCGCGCCTTTCTTTGATGTCGCATTGGAAGTACGTTACTTTGTTATTGCCACGAACAAGCTCTTCCATTGCATTTTGCAATCGTTTTTGTTCTTCGGCGGCGTCCATAAATCCATTGGGTAGATCATAATCTACCAAGATTAATCCTCGAGCTTTCAATTTTTTATTCCTGTATTTTTGCGATAACTATCGCCATTAATTTTACCGCTTATAGTAGCGGGATTAATATTACAAATACATTGGAGTGGGTGGAGCTATGGGTCCATTGGCCCAGACAGTTGTTGCGCCCGATGCTGCTACAGAGGGTGTGCTAAGCGTGGCAGATGCGAGCATCTGCTGTATCTGTTTATTAGCGCTTGATCCTGACCGCTCACCACACAACGTATAAACTACGTTTCGTTTCTCCAACGGGAAAAGGGATGTCCCCACGCAACCAGATATTGCTTTTATATCGTTGGACTTTTGCATATTTTGTCCCCCCGAACTCTCGTCTGTATCGTTACGAGAGCCGATTCATTACACAGCCAACGCTGCCTTGATCTGTTCTTCATTAAGATACTTCAGATCTTCAGATAAATAACGCACCCTAGTCTTCACTCTTGATTCTAGCTGGCTTGCCAAATCAACACTCTTTCTTGATGCGTCCTGATCTAGTGCCACTACAACTTCCTCGTATTGCGCTAACTGATGTACTGTTAACGGCGCTAAACTAGTTCCAAGTAAAGCGCAACCAGAACAAAATGGCAACCTACTTACCGAACAGGCAGAAGCTATGTCCTCTACAACCACAGCGATACTGCCCTTACCCACAATGGAGGGCTTGTCCATAATGCCGTACTCTAGCCACTTCGGCTTGTCAGGGCCCAAGGCCCTGCCTACAGCAGCGAATTTATCATTAGGTAGGGAGAATAAAACCCGGTCAACTGCCGGGGCATATCGAATATGTACTAGCCCACTTTCATGAGCCTCATAACAATGGCTGTCTTTTAAATATTGGATTACTGCCGGGTGGCTGCCCGGCGCTGATAATACCTTTGGTAAATCTCTGCTTTTTTGTCCTATCGAAGTCATCTTATCTCCCCCGAGCTTAGCTTTAATGGCATTTGTTGAATAACCTACAGACTTGATACCTTTGACGCCACAGCTGGCTCTGAAGCAGCCCCAGAGGCGCTTACCGTCAGTTCTAGTAATAGAGAAGGTCTTGCTGCCCCCACAAAAGGGGCAGTCAATGCGTTTTGTCTCGTTTTCTCGGAGCTCTATTGGCTCCAAGAGGCTAAGTTGATCACGGTAGCTATACATGTAGTTACTTTACCTCCCTTGCTACCTCTACAATGGCAATAGTACCATAACACGCCCTGTTTTTGAGTCTAAGCCATTGATGACAAACGATAAATCAAGTACCTGAAGGTCGTAGGTTCAAATCCTACTCCCGCAACCAAGTGTTTAATATCAATGGGTTACGACCCGGTACATGAGAATAAGCTGCCATCTCATGTACCAGTACATTGTACATTTCTGTACATGCTTACTACTTTAGGTGAGTTTTTAGCTATAAGCATAGTGTTACCTTAAGGCTGCTTTGATTCGTCTTGCAAGGTTGTATACGTGTTGCCGTCAGTCCACCAATTGTCGTTTTCCCAAATCTTAATGAACTCGGCTTCATTGTTGGCGTTTGCCGCAATGCGCTTTGCCTCTGAGTCGCTAATATCAAAGCGGCCTGCGATGTCGTTAATTTCTGAAATGTTCATTGTGTCTCTCCTAAAGATGGGCGTCGCTGCACTGTTAGATCTTGTAAGCTCAGTCATACCTAAACCTCCTCTTCAACAGATAAGCGCATAATCCGTGCAAATAATGTCGGATCATCTAGGGTCATCTTTCGCCCATCGCAAAACGTGTAACCTGACGCCATGCCGAAATATGCATTGCCGTGCTTCATGGCGTCATCTATCGCGGCTTTGGAGTTTTGTTCCTCATTCTGATATTCAAACTGGTTTAGATAGACCAGCTTGGTGATTTGGTCATGGTCAACGTGAGCAATCGCATAGCCAGCGCCATGATACAGTTCAGCCTCGGCATCGTTTAGCGATATGAAGTCGCAAGCTGAGCCGTGTTCCAAGCGTGATTTAATCATCAGCTTGCTCCCTCACACATTAAACGATAGCCCCTCGCTTGAACAAATAAGCTACTTTTAAAACTGACAGATTGATCTAAATCTTCAATTCGCTGCTTGGCCTCTGAGCGGGTGGGGAAAACCTCATCCATCAACGATGTTAAAGATGGTGAGTGTCCTCTTGTTGTATCCATAAATTTACTCACCGACTCAATAATATAGTCCATTTCCCCCAGATACGCCGCTGCGTCTTCGTATCCATTAACACCACACATGTCTCCAAATTCCAGCGCAAGACTTCCTAATTGCTTTGCTGCATCAACCCAGACATGTTCATCACCCAACCAATCCTCTGGGTATCCCAGTTCGCAATCACCGCTCTCGCTTTGATTAGTTGCTTTTATTGCGCCTTGTTCGTGCAGATCGTAATCACTAAGCTGTTTCTGGCTTAAAAATATCCTAATTTTACCATTTATATCAGTCATCAGCTTGCTCCTTCAACAATAGCAGCAACTTCTGCAGTGAAATCAGGGTTGATTTCCCAATCAGCTGGGCCACCGATATACAAGGGTGCGTCGATCACATGCGGTACATTATAGTTACCGATTTCCCCTGTAAAAAAAGTGGTCGGCTTAGTGGACGTTTTATAACTGTCCTTGTCGATCCGACCAACGTAAGTCTCGCCGAGAGACACCAGTTTGTTTGTATATACTGTTAAGCGTTTCATCAAATGTTACTCCTTTTCCCTCTTTTATCCTGTTCATTGCACACACACCGCATGTGTATGTACCGTCAGGCTCACGTATTACAGCTGCAGCTGGGCATGTACCGCACTTGATCGTCATACCCCGGTCCCCATCCACAGTTTTACTTCCGCTAGCGCTTTGGTCAATTCAATATCAAGCGCCTTTGCTTTTTTCTCCCAATGAGCCTCACTGGCTTTAAGACACTCAATATCTTCGTGCAGCTTATCGATCTCAAGTTGGTAGTATTTAT